CTTCTTTTGGTCCAACAATACCCAATGTATTATTGCAATGATTTGGCATCACTCTTCTCCTTTGTATGTCTTTTTGTAATGTGTATACTTTGATTCAATTACTGCTTTAAATTGTTTTCCAGGAGTTGTTCCTGGAGTATTTATTAACTTATTAAAATCATCAACATATATTTGCTCATAATAATATGTATCCAAAGATTTAAATATAGCTGTTAATTCACCATACATATTGCCATTATCTCTTTCATATCTCAACTCATCAAGCATTGATGAATTAAGATTTGTTACTGTTACTATCATTTAAACTCCAATTCTGTTTGGTTACTGTCATACTTAGATATTTCATTAGCAGTAAATGGAGGTCGTTCTAATTCATTATCATCACAGAACCGATACCATTCCATAAACTTTTCTGGATTCCAATATTTAAGATTATAAATAGCCTGAATGACATCTTCATCTTTTGGAGTACCGTGATCAAAACGAACTTCAATACTCATATTTACTTCTAGTTCATAAAGAATATCCGAAGCCCAATGTTCAGATTTATTTGTATCAATAAACCCAGGATTTAGATAATTCCAAAAATCTATGCTATCTACATTGTCACTATCAATCATATCTTGATAAGTATCTTCATCAGCAACTGGATAGTCATCCAGTTTGTCTAACCATTCCATTGCCAAAAGGAATGGCAATGCAACAGTCTTTCTATCTTCTTCATAGATACGACAAACTAATCTATCAACTGAACCTACAGCCCAATGATTATAAGTTTCAATTCTATAATCTTCAGGGAATGACCCCATCAAATCTTCAGTAATATATTTAAAGTTTGCTTTTTCTAATACATCAGAGTCTCTATTTTGATCAACATTAGTGAAACCCCAAGTATCAAACATATCTGAACTGCCCCAATAACCAAAGTCTTGAGGTTTTTCAGTTGCCATTTTTGCATACTTTTCAATATTTAAAACATAATTTCCCATTAATCCTCAATTCCTCGTTTGATCAAATCTTCAATTGCTTCTGCAAGTGAACCTTTAGCATCACCGTAATCAAAAATTGGATTTTCTAAATCATCATTAAATGTAATAGAATTACCAAATTGAAGCGCAGTGTTAGCTGAAACCAAAAGGCGAACTCTACGCTTCTTTGGATGCTTAGATGGAGCTAAATCGTTATACTCATCATTATCTTGATCAATAGGTGCAGCCCAACCACAAGTCGCAAATGTAAGAAAATCATAATTCTTAACTTGAGATGAAAGTACTGGGTTATCATAAAGCATATCGTAAATATCCCCATTTGATGCAATCTGTTCCATTTGCACAGTCAAATCGTTATTTACTAAAACACCATATGCAATTGATTGACCCATGTCAAAATTAGGATCAAGATAATTTTGAATATTTTCAGTAATAATTTCTAGTGTGTCATTATCTATAGTTTTCATTTTATTCTTCTCCAATTTCTATAATTTTCCAATATTCTTCTGGCATATCTTTTTTATTATTCCAACCATTTTCTTTAGTCCAATAATATTGCGGTTCGGACTTTACTTTTACCCATTGCAGTTTCTTTACTTTTTTCTCTTTCATAACTTATCCTTAATTAAAATTGTGAATATTAATAAAAGCATTGCTAAAAGTAAGATGTGATCCATTTAATAACCATCTTCCCAATCAGTTTGAGAAGTAATAAAATCAACTGGAACTACAACATCACTTCCACAAATAAAACAAGGCATAACCCCATCTTCAAAGAATTCAAAACATTCTTGGCATTGAAAATCCATTACATATCCTTCTCTGTTAAATTAATAGTGACCCAACCCCAGTCACAACACATATATTCTTTTTGATTTGAAGGGTGAAGTCCAGTCAAATTGTTTGTTTTTCTATAAAACAAAGAAAACATTTTTGCTGCACAGTCATGACAAGCATTTATTTTAATTACATCATCTTCTGACATGCAATCAAAAAACTCACCATAACCACCACATAATTCAAAAGTCAAACCTTGACTTATTTGCTCTACAATAAGGTCAGGCTCTCTACCTTCAAAAGTAAATTCCATAGTTTCATCATTTGAATATGTTTTTGTTTCTTTATTAAATGTTCTATTCCAGAATACGGGAGCGATTTTTTCACCACAACCGTCACACTCAACCCAATCATTTTTTGTTAAGATTATTGTATCCATTACCTATTCCATCCCTGATTTCCAAAGTATTCATTTATTTCATTCTGCCATACTTGCCAATCTGGATTCATATCCAAATCCAAAGCCCAGTCGTAAATTGAAACTTTTTCATGATTTTCACGAGTAAGCTTATTTGATTTCTTCATTGCAGGGTGATTATTTTTGCTATCGTTTTCTTCAAACCAATTCATTTTTAATCCTCTTTCTGTTCTAGTAAGTCTGCTCTAACATTCAATGATTTTAGTTCTGTTTTCTTAACCCAAAAGTAATTACATTTGTGAAGTAGAGCAGGAGTATAAATCTTTCTAAATTCCCGTTCTGAAACATCAAGACCAATCTTTTGGCATTTCTCATCTAAACAGTATTCATAACCTGCTTCATATCGTTCGTCAATATATTCCGACAAGCAATATATACAGTTAGCCATTTATCTCTTCTTTCATTAGTAGTTGACAAATTGTAATCACTTTTTTTATTTTTTTATCATCCGTATTGTTTATTGCAACATTACGCATAATCCAACGATAATCTTTTCTGCGAGCAAAAGGAATATCTAAAAGGCTTGTTAATTTTTCAAGCTCATCTAATAACTGATTTTTATACTGCACTTATTCTCCAATTATTTGGTCAGCGTATATAATAAAATTAGCCTCGTGAAAGATAAACTCTTTTACTAAGGCTTCAGCGTACATCTTCTTCAATAATCTAAACTCAACAATTTCGTCAAGAATAGCAGTTTTGTTTTTGTTATTCATACGAATAACTTTTATTCTAATCAAAGACTGAAGAAATTCCTGGTCTTCATTTGTCCAATAAGTTCTATAAGTCTTTTCTTTTGACCAAGTACCACCGTCAAAATTAGCTTTTACTTTTTTCTCACTACGAACAGTAAGAATATCTGATTCGTCAATAATTTCAAATTGCATTATTCCAACTCGCTTTCTATTTTTAACAGATGCTTTTCTTGAATATCTTCCTTAATCTTTTCAGTAAGGTTATCTTTGATCCCATTACTAAATGCAAGCAAAATCATTTGCTGTTCTGCATAAAATTCTAAATGAGTAATCAAACCTCTATTCTTTTGCATATACAAACGATTTAGCCGATTGCTAATGTAATAGTAAAGTGATTCCATATTCACTTGCTTTCTCCCATTGTTTGCTTATTATAATAGACTGGATTACCTGAACTAATATGTGAAGTGATATTTATTGTCTCATCACCAATAGTTGCCGTATTGTTTATATTACCCGTAACACAAGGTGAAACAATACGCTTACGCTGAGGACCAAATTTAGCCTTAGACACATGAGCATCTTTAGTGTAGGCATAAACAATATAATCACCATCACGCTTGAGCAAATACATATCCTGAAGTGCGAACAATTTAGCAACAGTAGAAATATGCATTGCTTTACCTGTATCTAATACAGCAAGAATAAAATGTTGATTATTTTCATCATACTCAACAATTTCAGTAACCTTGCCATAAACACTATTTTTATCTTTTACACTATACCCAACTAATGAACCAAATACATTACTAGACATAAATACCAACCCCATTCCGAATACAATTATTTATCTGAATAAAATGCGCACATATACGCCAAAGATTAGCCAAAGACAATACTTTGGCTAATGTATTAGCAATTAGTTTCTGATATATGTCACCCATTGAGCAATAATTGTATCGGGGAATTGTTGCGAAAAAAACCTTCGGAATTACATTTCTTCGGTATTTTTTAAAAAAATTAATGGGTCAAAGAATGGATCAAAAATTGGTTCAGGGCGTGTAATATTACAGCCATGTAACTTTAGGGAAGCCCAATATAATTCTTTATCTAAATTATAAGATAATGTTACACCACATTTATTTTAGCCAATATTTTATGGAATTTTAGTATATTTTATTTAGCCTACTATTGGCTTTACTTCTTTTTCCTTTTTCCAGTCGGTTTCAACTTTTCAGTTGTATCTTTTGCGTTATCCTTGGATATACTCACAAGGTGCTCAATCATATTACCTTCATACAAATATCTACCTAAATGGGTAATTTCAATAGATGGATCAACCCAAATTTTACCATCAAGCTTCTGCCAATACCTACAGAATCCATAATCCTCAGACACAAACCTTTTATCTTCATCTACAAAAGAATTAAAGAAAGCATAAGTGTAATCCCTTTCATCACCCTTCATGCTACCTGTATCATCAATAAATTTTAGATCAGGATATGCTTCAATCATCTTTTCAAACACCGATCTTTTAATGCACATAAAACCAGTACCCGCATCATGAACTGAAATAGCACCATTATCTGTAGCAATTGTATTAGCACCAACACGAACAGGATTTACTACAAATCTTGTTGATTTCTTTGCCAAATCTTTTGCCTCAACATTATTATTTACATTGGCAACAACTTTATCCCAGTTGATATCCTTAATCGGATATGAACCAGTAACAACATCTTTATCATGCCAAAGTAGTTTTAAAATATCTTCTTTTTGAAACCCAAGATCAACATCAAGGAATATCAAATGAGTAAAGTTTGGGTTAGCCATAAACTTGGCTACCAGGTTATTTCTAGCTCTATTAATAAGAGAATCAGTAATCGTACTCGCTGCGAATTTCAATCCAATTTCTTTAAAATACATTGCCATCTGAACAAATGACATAAAGAAAGGTTCAGTCAATTGTCTGTCATAACATGGAATACCAAACATAGGTACCCATGATTCTATATCTTCACCCGATATTTCAATTTGTTGTGGTTCAGTTGTAAGCATAACTATTATATTAACATAAATAAAAGCCCCTCGCATGGTTTGCGAGGGGCTTTATGGAATTAATTTTTGGTAAAATTATTTTGTCTTAATCTTACTTGCTGCCCTAATCCCAGCCACTTCTTTTGCTGTAACAGTTGTCTTGCTTGTAGATTCAGTGGTTGCTGTACCTTTATCTGAACCGCTCTGTGAAGCCTTAAAATAAAGAGTTTCATTAACTGAATCAAAACGAATTACAATCTTGTAACCCAACTTCTTAGCCTGGGCACGAACTCTTTGTTGCATTGAATTATAAGCATTACCAGCTTTAATACCTACAATATTAAACACTGCATTAGTATTAGCTGACATTTTAAGCGCATCAATAATTGCATTCAATTCTTCAGATTTACGACCTGCTCTAGAAATTTCAGGAAGGCTATCTACTTTATTTACTTGGAACATATTACTCTCCTATGTGTTTTAAGGTTTATGGTCAGTGGTCAATTAACCACTGTTTATTACAAAAGAGAATCTATCAGGCATAGAGACAAAAAACTCGCTCTAGGCAAAAAAAGTTATTTCTTTTCAATAATTTTTTTAATCCTCAGTATATTTGGAGATATTATTTATTACGCTATCATTAAGCACTTGCTTCATCTTATCATTCTCAGCCCTAGCAACAGCCAGGTCAAACTGAATAATAGACATTTGTCTTAACAAATGCTGAATAACTTCCTCATGGGTAATTTGAATATTATCTATAATGTTTCCAGCCATTTTTCTGCCTCTATCGTTTCTTTACTATATCCAGGACTAAATTGCCCAACCTCGCTATTATACACTCTTACAGTGCCAAATTCAGGAATATCCTCATTCTCTTCATAATATTTATCTGGTGTTAATATTTCAATTTCCACTTCGCCATCAATAACCATATTCTCAATACAAACGAATGTCGCACCAGTAACAGCATCAGCTAAGTCTTTTGAACCACTATTAGGGTGGTCAATTTTATTATTTCCAAATAATCTTAATTTCAAGAGTTCTTCTTCAACCAATAACTCATTCCAATATCCACGCAATCTTGTATCATAAATAGCAGTCATTAAAGTGTCATAATCCGTTTTCTTTACGGAATGGAAATCAGCATTAATACCTTGAGCCCTTAAGCTTTGAATCATCTCAATAGATTGCCAACGGTCAAATGTAACCTTAGCAACATCAAATTTTCTACACAAATCAACAATCATTTGCCTAATAGAAGAGAAATTAATTTCTTGGTTAATACTTGCTTCCCATGAATAAACTAAGTCAACATTAACCACAGGCAATTTTTCAATCCCGCCTAATGTTTTAATTTCCTTAAATCCTGGAGAATGCACCATGCTAAGCGCAGCTCTATCTCGCTTTAAAGCCAAGTCTATATGAATAAATCTAACTTGAGCGTCAGTACCATTAAACCAATTTTTAAAATTACCATCTTCATCAATTGGATCTTCATTATACATAAATGCTTTTCTAACCAAATCTGGATCT